AACTACCAGCCGTCCGTCGATCCGGTGGCAACCGGCACTGCCGTCCAGCCGCAGGAAGGCGAGGCTCCGCCGAAAAAGCCAGTGGGCAGGCCGCGAAAGATTAGTAGATTAAAGGAGTAGGTATGGAAAAGCTAAATGCTAATGATTGGACTGTCAGAGACATTGCCTCTTGGGCGGAGGCGAAGGAGTTTGTTGCAGGGTTTCACTATAGTAAGGGGTGCAGCAACACTAGGGTATACGCCCACGGGCTTTATCGCGCTGACTCCGACGTTTTAATGGGAGCGGCGATTTGGCTGCCGCCGACTAGGGTTGCTGCGGAAAGTGTCAACAAGGAGAACTGGACTAGGGTTCTTTCGTTGAGTCGGCTAGTCGTCCACCCGGACGTTCCGGCCAATGGCGCCAGTTTCTTGATGGGGCGCAGCATAAGGATCATCCGAAGCATTGGGAAGTGGAGGCACTTGGTCACATACGCCGACGAGTTTATGCGGCATACTGGCGCAATATATAGGGCGACAAACTGGGAATATGTTGGCATCACTGGTGGGTCGGTGAGATGGGAGGATGCCAATGGCAGGCAGATCGCCAGAAAGTCTACGGTCTCCCGCACAAGCCAGCAGATGCTGGATATGGGTTACAAAAGAATAGGAACTTTCAAAAAGCATAAGTTTGTCATGCACATATGACCGAACTCGATCCCTCGATCCGGGCGGGCGCCCTCACCCAGCTTGCCGTGGCGATGAAGCGGCTGACCCCGCCCCCGCGCCTGAGCGTGGCGGAATGGGCTGACCTTGAGCGCCGGCTGGACTCTCAGTCATCGGCGGAGCCGGGGCGGTGGTATACCTCTCGGGCCGAGTATCAGCGCGGGATCATGGATGCCTGCTCGGACCCGGCGGTGCGAGAGGTGGTGGTGATGTGCGGGACGCAGAGCGGCAAGTCCGAGGCGATCCTGAATACCATCGGCTACCACATGCACCACGACCCCTGCCCCATCCTGGTCATGCAGCCCACGCTCGACATGGCAATGGCGTTCTCCAAGGACCGCGTGGCGGCGGGCCTGATTAAACCAACCCCCGCTCTGCGTGGGCTAGTCAAGGACAGTAAGGCGAAAGATGCAAACAATACGACTCTGCATAAGGTCTTTCCTGGTGGGGCCTTGTCTCTCGTTGGCGCTAATAGCCCTTCTAGCCTTGCTTCTCGTCCGATTCGTATCGTGCTTTGTGACGAGGTTGACCGATACCCCGCTTCGGCTGGTGAGGAAGGCGATCCAATATCTCTGGCAAAGCGGCGCGCAGCCACCTTCTGGAACCGGAAGATAATTCAGGTTTCGACCCCAACCAACCGGAACGCGAGCCGGATCGAGGCGTCCTACGAGGAGACAGATAAACGCAAGTTTTATGTCCCCTGCCCGCATTGCGATCACGCTCAGACCCTCAAGTGGGCGCAGGTCCAGTGGGCAGACGGCAACCCTAAGACCGCCCGCTACTACTGCGAGGAGTGCGGCAGCGGCTGGAGCGAGGCAGAGCGGCATCAGGCGGTGTCGAGGGGTGAGTGGATCGCTACGGCCCCGTTCAATGGCGCCGCTGGCTTCTGGTTCAACGCCCTCTATTCGCCGTGGGTCGATCTGGTCGATACGGTCGAGGAGTTTCTGGCCAGCCGAAAAGACCCGATGCGGCTCAAGACCTTCACCAATACGATTCTAGCGGAGACTTGGGAGGAGCGCGGCGACCAGGTTGACGACTACGCGGTCGCCAAGCGCAAGGAATCCTACCCGGCGATGCCGGAGGATGTGGTCCTGCTGACTGCTGGCGTGGACGTTCAGGATGACCGGCTTGAGGTCGAGGTGGTCGGCTGGGGTTCCGGGGAGGAATCATGGCAGATCGACTACCATATTCTCTACGGCGACCCGTCCAGCCCCCGTATCTGGTCGCAACTGGACGAGATAATTCTCAAGACCTACGACCACCCGACCGGCGAGGAGATGCTGATCCGGGCGACCTGCGTTGACTCCGGCGGTCACCACACTCGGGCGGTCTACAACTACGCCAAGACCCGTGCTGGCCACCGCGTCTTCGCCATCAAGGGGGTCGGCGGCGAGGGCAAGCCGATTATCGGGCGAGCGAGCCGGAATAACGTTGGCAAGGTGCCGCTCTACGCGGTTGGCGTCGATACTGCGAAGGAATTGCACTATTCCCGGCTGCGGATCGACGAGGCTGGCCCCGGCTACTGCCACTTCCGGGCCGAGCGGGACGACGAATACTTCCGCCAGTTGACCGCCGAGAAGCGCGTCACGACCTATCACAAGGGCTATCCGAAGCAGGCGTGGATCAAAACCCGCACCAGAAACGAGGCTTTGGACGTTCGCGTCTATGCAATTGCTGCTTTCCATGTCCTAAATGTCAACATGGATAGCGTTGTGCGCCGGTTTTATGCTAATGTGGAACGCAAGGTTGATGCTTCGCGTCCAAAGGTGGCTGAAAAGCCGCATCCTCTGGCCGATCCCAAGAAGCTGGTGCCGAAGCGCGGTGGTTTCGCTAATAACTGGCGATGAGGGTAGATGGCAAATCTTTTCGATACGGATAATGCACCGACCAGTGAGCCGACCGAGGTCACTGTCGGCAGCTATATCCAGTGGAAGCGGCCAGACCTGTCTGCCGACTACCCGACTGCGGACTACAGCCTGATCTATATCATGCGTATTCGCGGCGGCGGCGCTACCGAGATCACGATTACCGCGTCCGAGGTGGGCGGCGAGTATGTTGTGCAGGTGCCAAGCGCGACCAGCGCTGCTTGGGTGGCCGGCGAATACCACTGGCAGGCTGAAATTCAGCGGACCAGCGATTCCTCGCGCGTCCTAGTGGATCGCGGCGACATCACGATCAAGCCAGACCTTGACGATAACAATACCGACCCACGCAGCCATGCCGAGATCATGCTCGACAAGATTCAGTCGCTGCTGGAGGGCCGCGCGGACAAGGATGTGTCGAGTTACAGCATCAATGGTCGCTCGATTGCCAAGATGAATATCTCGGACCTCCTCCAGTGGCGGGATTATTACCGCAAGGAGGTCATCAAGGAAAAACGTGACCAGGCGATTGCCAATGGCAAGCCCGTCAAGACCACCGTAAAGGTCCGCTTCGTATGAGTTTCTGGCGAGAAGTCCTCGGCCTTGGCGCCCCTGCGACCCAGAAGGCTCCGTTCCGCAAGCGCAGCGCCTACCATGCGGGCGAGGTTAGCCGCCTGTTTGCCGATTTTCAGGGCACCTACGGCTCCGCTGACGCCGATCTTCGCGGCGACCTGGTGCTTATGCGCAACCGCGCCCGCCAGATGGCCCGCGATGACGTTTACGTAAAGCGGTTCCTCGAACTGCTCGAAACCAACGTCATTGGCGATCAGGGCATGGTCCTACAGGTCAAGGCGCGCGACACCGCCGGCGGAATGGACGTTATCGGCAACCGGATCGTCGAGGATGCGTGGACCGTGTTCGGTCAGGTCGGTAATTGCACCGCTGATGGCCTCATGTCGATGGTCGATCTGGAGAAATATGTCGTCCGCACGGTCGCCCGTGACGGCGAAGCCTTCGTCCAAGTCATTCGCAATAACTCTTTCGTCCACGGCATCGCCTTCCACGCCTTTGAGGCGGATATGGTCGATGTGGACAAGACCGAGAAGCGCCCCAACGGCAACGACATCCGCATGGGCATCGAGGTTGACAGCTTTGGGCGCCCGGTAGCGTTTTGGGTCAAGAAGAATCACCCCGGCGACAACCAATTCACCTCCGTAACCCGCAATGAGAGCGTCCGCGTCCCTGCTGGCGACATTCTGCATGTCTATCGGCGCGTTCGGGCCGGTCAGACGCGCGGGGAAACGTGGCTTCACGCTGCTCTGAGCCAGATCAAGATGCTGAACGCCCACCGCGAGGCCGAATTGGTCGCTTCGCGCATGGCGGCGAGCAAGATGGGCTTCTTTACGTCCGAAACAGGCGAGGAAGCCCCTGCCGATGGCTACGACAATGGCGTTCCCATCATCGAGGCAGAGCCGGGGACGTTCCACCAGCTTCCGGCAGGCGTCGATTTCAAGGCGTTCAACCCCGACCATCCGGCGACCGCCTTTGCGGAGTTCCAGAAGAACATCCTGCGCGGCACCGCGAGCGGCCTTGGCGTGTCTTATGCCAGCCTCTCGGGCGACCTGTCGGACACCTCCTACTCCTCGGTGCGCCAAGGCGCGCTGGAGGAGCGCGACCAGTATCGCTCGCTCCAGAAGTTCTTCCTCGATCACTTCGTGGCCCGCGTCTACGCGACCTGGCTGCGCCATGTGATGGAGTTCGGCTACATCAACCTGCCGGCCACCAAGTTCGACAAGTTCTTCTCGGCCACCACTTTCCGCCCGCGCGGCTGGCAGTGGGTCGATCCCCAGAAGGAAATCAGCGCGGCTGGCGAGGCCCTGCACCTCGGGATCATGTCTCCGCAGGATGTTGCGGCGCAGTATGGCCGGGACTTCGAGGAAACGCAGAGCCAGTGGGAGCGCGACCGCGAGACGGCAGCGACCTATGGCAATGAGCTTGCCTACGGGCCGTTCGGCGGGAACCCGCAGGCCAAGGGGATGCCGGAACAGGCCGAGGAGCCGGTTGCAGCCCCCGAGCCTGCCCGCGCGGCCCCTGTGGAGGTCAGCATCAAGCACACGGAACTGGCCCCGGCCAAGCGCGCCATCAAACTGGTGCGGGACGAGGATGG